TATAAATAACAATTTACGATTGTTATCTTTTAGTAATTTAACTAACCTTTCAGCTCTACGATTGTAGGTTTCTATTGTTTTTTCTACATCTACACCACCTTCAGGACCATCAGGGTAAGTGGGCGGATAGTGTATTTCATGAACCCAAGTAATACCAGGCCCGTTGGGGTATATATTCTTTAACTCATTTTTAAATAGAGGTACTAACCCATCTATATCTGTAATTTGCCAGTCAAAGGGAAAGGATGACTTACGCATGTAGTGCATCCCTTGACCCACGCAACAACGGTGACCAATACTCACCATGTAATCATATTGGCTATCTAAAAAACTATTATTTTTTAGCCAATATTTCATTACACTTTTAATGCTTTATCCCAAATAACTAATTGCAGTCTTGGACTAAAGTTAAAACAATATTCTTTACACCATTCAGCTACTTGAGCAGAACGTTGAGACAATTCCAATCTAGACCCACAACAAGGCATTAACCAAACATTAATCGGTGATATGTGAAATTTATTTACATACTTTTCTAAAACTTCTTTTACATCACCTTCATTTTGAACTACAAATTTGAAATCAGAATTATTATCAGCATACCATTTAAGTGTTTCAGGAACATAACGTTTACTTTCAGGGTCACCATTTGAAGCCAATTTAGGTGAAGTGGTAAACGTTACTTCTAAAAATTTAGTTATAAAAATATTATCTGGTTTAATTGTAGCATTAGTTTCAAAATCAATAGCAAAACTTTGACCAATCTTATTAAATAAATATGTAATAAACTTAATAACTTGTTTTTGCTGAATTAAAGGTTCACCACCGGTAATTTTTAAAATAGCATTATTTTGAAGTCTTTTATCATACCCGGTTTTAAGAAAAAACTCTTCATAGATTTCCTTAAAGGTATATTTGTTTTTTACCGACCAAGAAGAATAAGAATCGCAACCAAAAGGTGAATCAGGAGATTTAAACCCTATGCAAGTAAGATTGCACATAGCAAGACGCATAAATACTGAAGGTTGACCTACTAACCTTCCTTCACCTTCTAGCGTGTAAAAAACTTTATCATCAGAAAGAAACAATGTATCGACATTCTCGTCGTAGGAAATATCATCCATACACATATATTAAAATAGGAACATGGAGTATTCAAGTTAAAAATTAAATATATGTAGATGGGACACAAAACTCTTAAAATAGTGAAGTCTAAAAAACAAAAACAAAAAATTGTTGATGTTAGTTTAGAACTGAATTACGAAATTGATCAACAATATAAGTTGAATGAAACACATAAAAATTTCGTACAACAAAGTTTGAGTGAACAATCAAAAATATTAATGATAGATGGACCAGCAGGTTCAAGTAAAACATATCTTTCTGCATATGTATCATTATTATTACTCAAACAAAAACAAATAAAAGAAATCATCTACATTAGAAGTGTAGTGGAAAGCGCTTCTAAGAAATTGGGGTTCTTACCTGGTGATGAAGAAAGTAAATTCAAACCATGGAGTTTACCAATGGTTGAAAAGTGCGATGAATTAATTGGTATGGCAAATACCAATAATCTTCTCAGTGACGAACTTATTAAATGCTTACCGGTAAATTTCTTACGTGGTACAACATTTAAAGATGTAGCTGTTATTGTTGATGAAGCTCAAAATTTAGAACTTAATGAACTTATTACAATTCTTACACGTTTTGGTAATAATTGTAAACTCTTCTTAATAGGTGATTCAATGCAAAGTGATATTGGTAAATCAGGTTTTAAACGTATCTATAATGCATTTACCAGTGAAGAAAGTAGAAATAATGGTATACTTAGCTTCACCTTTACTAATAATGATATTACTAGAAGTGAATTGTTAAAGTATATTATTAAGGTTGTTGAGAACTTGAAGTCTTAATTTTCTTCTCAATTTCGAGAAGCTCTTTAAGAGCATCTTCAACAGATAGAGCACCAAACCCGGTAGGTCTTGTTACTTTTTGACCTACCGGGTTTGCAATTTTGTCCAATTGATTGAAAACATCACCTACCAATTTGTTAATTGATGGATCTTTTTCAATTTGGACACCTTTATACATTACTTATTAGGGTTACCCCAGTTGAGCTTATCTAATGCAGCCTTGAAGCTAAGGTTGTTCTCTTTATCAACAACATTACCAACAGGAGCAGGAATTGGTTCACGTCTCTTAACCTTTGGCTTCTCTTCTTCCTTAGGAGCCTCAATAGCAGGCTTCTCTTCCTTCAAAAGCACTACATTATCCTTAAATGATTCGACCTTTTTAGTGTCACATACAACACTCAATGCGGGGATTGCATTCTTAACAAATGCAGAATTCTTATCGTGTTCCCAAACCTCGACACTCTCAACCCAGCACCTATCATTAGTAACACCCTTAATATACTTATTAGCCACCTCAAAACAATATTCAGCAAACTTTTCAATACCAACACCATCATGCATAACACGCAAATCCACTACACCGCGTTCATTAAGCAATCTAAAGAGTTCAATCTGTGGGTCTTTTTCCCAAACAACAGTGGTATGATCAAACTGATGTTCAAGAATGCTCTTAAGTTCCTTAAGACCACCAAAATCAACAACCCAATTATTATTATCAAGATTCTTACATGCAAAAATAAACTTTGCAACTAATCTATAACCATGAAGAAACTTGCAATGAGAATTAGCAAACGGTTGTCTAAATGCGCATGAACCCAACTCAATAGTTTTTGTACTAAAATAATGCATACACTATTATAATAGCACTCTCACTGTAAAAATCAACTAATATATTTTCCAGTAAATTCATAGTACTTACGTGCCAAATAATTTAATTGGTTTACTGATGAATTGTTTAAAATGGTTCTGATATTATTAACCTTATTTTTCATATCAAATTTTTCATCGTACCATTTTATGAAATCATTATCCTTAATAAACATTGCTGCATTTAAGTTAGGATTAGGTACCCATTTAGGTGTTTCTCTACTAAGATAACCTGGTTCAAATGTTTAAAGATATCTAGTTGCAGCATCCATTTTTTGCTTACCTTTAGCTAACTTTTGAGCTAAAGTAATTGGTGATTTTAATAAAGCTTTTGCACCTTTGTATAAACCTTTACCTGTTGCTTTAGCACCGCTTACTAATTTATCACTTGTGGAAGTAGAAGTCGGACTAGCTATAGGTGTACCAGGTGCAGGTAATGGTGAATTAGGAGAGGCTAATGGTGAACCTGCTGTAGGAATACCTGGTGGTGGTAAAGGTCCAGCAGGTTTAGGTGTACCTCCAGGTTTTGGTGCACGTGTTTTAACAGGTTTAACACTAATTGGTAAATACCCCATGCCTTTTAACCTATTAATAGCTTCACTAAAATCAGGTACATCTACAACACCACTAATTTGTTTACCACTTGAGTCCATCGCTACATAGTTAAACTTAGCTTCATTAGTAATTACGCGTTTTAACAATTCAATAATGTCTTCACTACCCATACCAATTCCACGTAAGAGAGACTCAATATCCATGAAGCAATTAGTCTTCATTATTTGAGGTAAAACCTCTTCACCTGGTTTACCTTTTAAAATTTCTACAATTTTAGACTTTATTGGACCTAATCTATCATCTTCTGGCACTTGTACAACACCTTGCATATTATGCATACCCATTTGATCTCCAACAGGTATGTAAAGTATTGCATCTACATTGTGTGTTTCCTTTAAAATATAACCTTCATATGTTTCAGCTATATCAAACCCAGTTTTTAAAGTAGGGTCAACCTTGAAACGTATACGTTTAGCACCCCTCTTATCAAAATACTCTTGAAATATAGTTAAAACATTGGACATAATTGTGTTAATTATATTTATTCAAGAATATCGCGAAATATCTTATAAAATGATTTAAATTCAGGGTTAGATTTCCATAAATCAGCCATGTATTCCATCTCTCCAGGGACATCCCCATACCATGTATCGAAGTATAAACTTGGTTTTTTAAGTATATAATTGACTACACTTAAATACATCTCTTCAGTTTTAGGAAATCTCGGTTCACTTATAGTGTTATCCACCATCTTATTGTATAAACTATAGATCTCATCAAAGTGCTCCTTATAACCACCCCATAAAGTACCCACTAACCACTTGGCACTTGTTATATCATCTACATTACATAGCAATTTTGCTTGTTTAGTTAATGTTTCCAACCATGGTGTGTTATAACCATCAAATGGACTGTTAAGAGTAACAAAGAACCACTTGTTTTTCTCCACAAATGCATCTAATTTAGTTCCTAATTCAGGTTTAAACAAGCTTTCCTGATTATTTGGATAAAGTGAATATTCATATTTCAATATAATATTACCTTCACCAAGTTCTCTACCACCGTATTTTACAGGTACTTTACTGTTTTCAGTTATACCTGCATCTATCCACACTACTTTCTTACAATTCCATTTGTTGTTATATGCTTGTTCAACAAAGTGTAGTTTAGTATGACATAAAACTTCACATCTATGAAAATATCTATATGCAGGGTTAACGTATTGTTCTTTTAAAGATAATATCTTATCATAATGTCTGTATGTGGATAAATCATGAGTTCTAATCTCATAATTTTCATAATTAAAACGTTTACAGAAGTTCTCAATTGTTTCAACTTCGTTTTCTGCTGTGTAAATAATGACTGGTAACTTAATTGCAAAGATACTTTGAAGTGATGGAAAATATGTAATTATTGGATATCCTCTACCACCAATTGGCTGGGTGTATTTGACATTATAGAGGCAAGTTACTAAAACTGTGTCTGTCATGTAAATTATTTACAGGTTTTTCTTGAGTTTTAAAGGAAATTTCTTAATATAAATATATGCCTGATTCAAATAAATACGAGTGGCTAGACGAAGTAGATGAACTTAGTGGTGATAAAGATAAGTTAGCAAAGAGTATTTTAGGAGATGCATATGCATCAAGCTATATTTCTCCTATTAGAACCTATGATATACAGCTTAAAGTTGATGATAAGTACATTGAGACTTTACCTGATTTGCAGAATGGTCCGAGTAGCTTAATTCAAGGTGCTGCTGTTGCAATTCAGCAAGTTGGTATTCATAATTTCCGTTTACCTCTCACTTATAAGTGTAGAAATGGTGATGTTATCACTCTTGAAACGAGTGTAACCGGTACTGTAAGCTTAGAAGCTCATAAGAAAGGTATTAATATGAGCCGTATTATGCGTAGCTTCTATGATTATAAGGATAAGACATTTTCAATCGGTATTATTGAAGATGTTCTTAATCATTATAAAGGTAAGCTTAATTCATTTGATGCTCGTATCATGATGAAAATTAGTTACCCTATTCAGCAAAAGAGCTTGCGTAGTGATAATATCGGTTATCAATATTATGATGTTACTCTCGAAGGAGATATTGATCAGAATGGTAATCTTAACAAGTATATTCATTTTGATTTCGTCTATAGTTCTGCATGTCCTTGCTCGTATGAGTTATCTCAACATGCTGAAAAATATCGTAATCGTGCAGTAGTGCCTCATAGTCAGCGTAGCGTTGCACGTATTAGTATTAAATTCGATGAAATGATCTGGATTGAAGACATTCATGAAATGTGCCTTGATGCACTTAAGACTGAAACTCAAGTAGTTGTTAAACGTGAAGATGAACAAGCATTTGCTGAACTTAATGGTTCATATCTTAAGTTTGTTGAAGATGCAGTTCGTTTGATCTATGCAAGACTGAATGAAGATTCACGTATTAAAGACTTTAAGGTTGTTGCATCTCATCAAGAAAGCTTGCATAGTCATGATGCTATTGCAGTAATTGTTAAAGGTGTTCATGATGGTTTCCGTCCTGGTGTACCTCGTGAAATTTATAATAGCTTAATCCACGTACCTCGTTAATATGGACTTTGAAAAACGTATTTTAAGTGCATCTACTCTTAAAGAAGCTAATCTTCTTAAACATGCTTTAAAAGCTGCTAAAGAGCCAGATACAGGTATTACAATTAATGTTAAATCAGCATATAATGTAATACGTGATTGTGCTACAATTGCATCGAATTATCTTGCAATTCATGCTTATATCAATCTACCGAATCCAATTCAGGATCTTTCTTCTGCTTTTACAAAAGCGATGATTAAAGATTTTGTAAAGAGATCACATACTGAAAAACATACACATGCACTTCTTGCTTTAATTCTTATTGACATTAAAGTAGACCATAACCATAACCCTACCACCACCAATCATTTAGATGATCGTTTAGAAGATGATGATGTTTATGGTGATTATGATAGTATTTCTGATACTAAGAAAGCATTAGAAACACCTATTGAAGATATATTAATTGCAGCTTTTAATGCTGTGAAGTAAAATCTTTATTAATATCGATTAATTTACCTAAGGTAGATAAGAAGTCCTTACCCAGAAGTACAGGTTCAGTATTCTCAGTTCGATCACTGAGTGTGAACTTTACATCTGGGTATTCTTTTCCATGTAATTTTACATTGAATAATATAACTGGTCTTTCTTCTTTAATACCTGAACCAATATTAATTACCACATTATCTAATATTTCTTTCTTAATACGTTTATCTCCAATAGTGGTAAATTCTACTTCTTTACCATTTGGTTTTACATCTATACCGTGTATTACATTAAAGGCATTATTACCGGTGTCTACTTTACATACAGTATCACCCACACCATCGATATATATTTCTTCGGTGTTTCCAATTACGTCTCCAAGGTATTCTTTTAAGAATACGTTAATTTGGTTATTAAAATTTTTCATCTTTTAGCCTTAAATGTTCTATCAAATAAAATCTCTTTTCTGACTTTTCTGCAGAGCACAATTATATTTGCCAATGCTTTACGTGATCTTCTAGCTGACATTAAACTACCTCTTTCATGAAATTTTTGATAGTTCTTAATGAATATGTTAAAATTATCAATTAACATATCACTAGGTTTATCAGTATGTAGAAGTTTGTTCATACGTATAATTATTTATTTTTCTTCCAATTTACACGTTTAGAGCTCTTCTTTTTATACATTTTTCCTTTTATTGATTTACATGCAGCTTTAGTGGGTCTACAAGCAGGGTAACTACCACCTGATTTTTTAGATTTTCTACCACATGGTCCACCAGTTTTACAATTCACCCAACCGTGAAATGTTTTACCCGTTTTAGGGTCTCTAGCCTTACGGTTAAACCATTGATGTAAATTATCAGATGCCTCAAAAAATACTTTAAATGATAATATGTCTTTACTCTCACCCCAAACACCTACATTATAACCATTTTCACGTAAATATTTGTGAAACTTATTAAGTGCAGGGCTTCCTATATATGCGTGTGTAAAATAATTTTTAAAGTCAAAATCTACACCTTCTACATCACGTAAGAAGTTTATAAATGCTTCTTTTAACTTTTTATCGGTTTTAAAATAATTAACAATATTAGTTTCATCTATAAATTTACCACTATTGGTAACATAACCTTTAGTAAAATTAGGCACTTTAGATATTAAATGTCTACGAATTTTATCTAACATCTCTGGTTGATGTCTTAATATAGGGTTTTCTCTTATTTCATTTTTAAGATAGCCATCTATCTCTTTTTTATAAGCATCAAAATGGGATGCACCTCTGACTATTCTGTCAGAAATTAATAATGCTGCAGATACTGGAGGGTCGAAATCCATGTTATTTTTTCTTCCAAATCTTACCCTTTCTGCATTTTACCATAGCTGCAGATCTATAGGCAGATGTTTTCTTACCATAAGCTTGTACAGCTCTTTGATAACATCTGTCTTTCTTTTCTTGTAATATATCACTTACGATTTTATCGAATTTATTCATATTATTTAAAAAGTTTCATTATTACGTTATGTAATTGTGCTGTAGTTTGTGCATCCTTTTCTCGACCAAGTTTAATAAACACCGATTTACCAGCTAATAAAAGTATATTAGCTAAACTCTTTAATCTTTGTAAAGTAGCTGATTCTAATAAATCTGTTAAAGATTCAGATTTGTTTTCTTTTAACAGTTTTTCAATGAATGGAAACCAATATTTGTAATCATCTTCAAGATGACCATCTAATTCAAGCAAGAAACCTACTACAATGTCTTTTATTGCTTTAGGAGTATTGGCCTTTTTATCTATATCTTGCAACATTTCAGGTGTTATTTCACCAGATGGCCATTTGTAATCTTTATTAGGTGTAGGTAATGAATCATTACCTGGTGAATTAGGACCCACCACCTCATTTAAGATTTTATTTACAAGTTTATCGTATTTATTCATAATTAGCATTTCCATCTTCTTCTTGCTGCACAGCCTCTTGTCTTCTTACCTGCGCAACCACCTGGTGGTATCCAAGCACTTGATCTTGCACAGAAACTCTTTCTTCTTTTAGATGCTTTTGAACCTTTTTTAACTTTACCTGTTACTGGTGCTTTGAGTTTACTACCAGTAGCTCTATTATATTTAGCTCTACCTTTAGCAGTTAAACCAGCACCTTTACTTACTGGTAACTTTTCACCTCGTTTAACAGATAATGATGGTCCACGTTTTTCGAGGATATGTAATTGTATCTCCGAACCACCCATAAAATTTAATAACCTATCGAAGTCCATAATCTCTGTTATTATTTATTAAATAACTGTATGAATGTTGATAGTAAAAAGATTTTTAGACTTTATGAAAATGTAGCTAATTTAGGTCCAGCTGCTGAATCCCCAGTAGGTCCAAGTAATAATCAACAAGTAGTAGTAAGTGTTCCATCAGGTTTTGCAACTAAAGATAATACACAAGGTAAACAATATGCACCTGATGAAAATGAAGAAGATTTTACTCAAGATCGTAAAGACATGGTTTCTACTAATCTTATCACCATTAATAAAAGCTTAAAATCTATTGCTGAAGATTTTAAAAAGATGCAAGATGTACCACCTTGGGTGCAAGAAAAAATAGCTCATGCTACGCAATATATTGAAGATGTAGCTAGTTATTATGATGGTAGAACTGGAGATTAACGTTTATCCACAAATTTAAAATCAAAATATTCTATCTCTTCTTTAAATCTCTCATTTACTAAATGCAAAAGTTCATCATTAAACCACAAGGAATAATGCTGATTAGCTTTTAATTCAGTATCTTTTACTGCATAATTTCTACGTTCACTAGAATTATGCTTATCTAACTGCTTTCTAGGTAAACCAATAGTATCAACTATCTGGTTAAAATCTTCCTGCAAGTTTTCAAATCTACCAATTTTATCTACAATTACTTTACCTTGAAATTTCATGAAATCGAGTTGAGTTAAATCAGTAATAACCCAATTTTTAACATAAAAATCAAACGTAAATCTTTGTATTTGCTCATCCCTTACTGGTCCTTCAGGAAAGTTCTTAAAATATGATATATCACAACAATGCTTATAACCTGCTACTATCCAGTCATAAGTATGTCTAACAAAACAAAACTTGTAAAATTTATTAAAATCTAAATAAGGCCAAATAACATGAAATTGATCAAATGAAATATGTTCATTACCAAATTCATAAGGTAAAGCATTATTATATGCTCTATAAGATCTATCTTCACTCCACATAGATAAGATCTTTTGATCAGGTATTCTATAAGAATGCAGAGTTTGTTTGATAGTAGTACCTGCAGTCTTGAAAATATGCTGAAATATATAGTTTTTATGAAAATCAAAAACCATATAATATTTTATAGTTTTTGATTACGCTATCAACTATTACTCACCAGTGAAGGTAGACATAAATGTCTTGATCTTCTCGTAAATCTCACGTGCATTTTCCTTGTTAATTTCTGCATCTACTATTTCTAATGGCATAGTGTTAGCAGGTACATCTAAGGTTAATGCTGTTCTTAAAAGTCTAATCAATTCTACTTCACCCTCTGATGTTAAAGTTTGAACTGGTTCTTCTTCAGGAGCTGGCACCGGTGCTGCTTGAGCTGCTTGTGTTTGTGCAGCACTTGGGTCTAATGCAGCGTCTTGTAATGCAGCTGCATTAGGATCATCAGCAGTTTGTTCATATAAACCATAACTTTTAATTAACTTTTTGAATTTAGTTAATTTTATTGGTTGTTGTGTGGTGTTTTCACTCTTTTCTTGTACACCAATTAATGATTTAAATCTCATATTTTTACATTGTTGATTGACCAATACCTTGTGCTGCTTTATCTAATTCAGTTGCTACCTTACCAAGTAATGTACCATATGCTTTTTGTATTTTCTTAACAGGATCGCCAATTAAACCGCCTGTTAATGTACTAGCTAAACCACCTTTGGCTTTACCTTGTCCTAATGTGTATGCAACATTGATGGCATCGCGCTGTGCTGGTGTTAAGGTGAATTCATCTTCCTCATATTGAGTTTCTTCATCTTCATCGCTAAAATTAGCACCTGAACACTTCACACATTTACTAGTTTCTGTCATTACTGTATCAAATAAAAACTTCAATGCTTCAACCTTGTGTGGTGTGTTACCCATGATTTGTTTTATCTCATTAGCAACACCGACAAGTCGATCCATCTGTTCTTTACCAAGTTGTTCACTAAGTAAAGGTATTTGTAAATGCTTATGATACTGTTTTTGAAGTGTTTTGTTAAACTTCATATTATTATTTATACATAAGCTGTTTGCTTTTTATTGTTGTAAAATACTTATTTGATAGAAAATTAAGTTGATACTTAGTTAGAAATTCTCTTGCTTTACTAAATGTAACGTTCCTAAGTCTGTGTTTATCTACATATAAAGCAATCTCATTAAGTAAAATTATTGTTTCTTCATCTTTTATATCTATACCTTCAATTATATATTTTAAACTTACTTTACCGGTAAAGATTCTTATAGGTATATTTTTTCCTATCAATTTCAGTATTTTCTTAAAGAATACCTTCAATTCTTCTTTATCAAAATAGTTATTAAACCAACCAAAATAATCGTTTTCACAGTCAAAATAAAACACTATTTTGTTTTTAGTGTTTATCTCATTTAAGGATTCACACATTGTGTATATTAAATCTGATATTATAAATCTCTTACAGGTTTTATTTTTTAAGTTACAATCAATTTCATAAGAATTAAGATTATTAATTGTGTTTAAGGAACTCATTGCAATTAATGAGTTTACATCTATAAGACAAATATTGTTGTAATCAAAATCGTATCTTTCAATTACTGATTTTATATCCATAATTTATTATTACAATTTATCTAAATTTTTCAACTTAGGAATACGGAGATTAATAATCCCATTGTAAAAATCTTCTCTTAACAACACTTTATTTTCAAATTGCAATCTAGCTTCATGATAAGCTAATTCCCATTTACTATTACAAAATAACAATATCTCAAATTTAAATTTATCTTTACCATATTGAGTTATATCAGTATTTACATCATTACTAGAACTTGAATATGTTTTCCAATCAGTTTCTACTTCCTCACATCTCTTGTTTTTCTTACCTTTAAGAGGTGGTCTTTTTTTAATTGTTTTCTTTTGTTTTTTACCAATATATTTCTTACCTGTAACGGTATTTGTTATAAGGTAAATAAATCCATAAGCATTGTTTAAGTATTCTTCTGAAGGGCATAAACAACTTACTTCCCAATGACCTGTATCCATACACCCATTTATTAGAAATAAGTAAAGGTTCTACGTTGTATTGGAAACTTCATCTTACCTTTACGTTTCTTAGCACCTAATACTTTAGGTACTCTCATATCTCCAGGTGCATAAGTATCACCGGTATTGAGTGAATTACCACCTGCACCAATATTTACTTCACCATTGGAGAATACTGATCCAGTGCCACCAGCTACGTTGTTCTCTATAATTTTATTTACTAATTTATCAAAGTTATTCATAATGATGATCCATTTCCTTGATATGGTAACATTGTTGTAGCCATATTTACTCTACCTACATTATATTTTGGAACTACTTTTCTATTACCTGGTTTAATATAAGGTTTCTTACGTTTCTTAATTTTATTAGCAGTATTAGAACCTGGGATAGGTAAGGTTTCTGACGTAGATTGAAAGGTAGTCATAGGAAAATTACCAAAAATGTTACCTTGTATTGCAGCACCTTGGTCAGTTTCGAGATAAAAAAATTGGTTAAATGTCATAAAAACACAGTTGATTTCCTAATTAAAAATCCTTTATAATATTTATAGAAGAGAAGAGTATTTACTACCTATGAGTTCCGCAAAAGAATTATTAAACAAATATATAGAGGAACTAGATAAAGATGTAAAATTAGATCAATTTAATCTTAAAGATGCGCAATTATCTCTACCTGGTATAAAACATAAATGGGCTGGTAGATTGATAAGACATAAAATAGATCTCAATGAACTAACATTTAGGAGATCTCAAAAACTTAAAGAAATATGTAATCTAGTACAAATGCAATCTCCTACTACTTTACCAAATACAGTGGTAGAGAGAAATGCTGTTAAACATTCTGATATAATTTCTATTGATAGTGAAATAAATTACACTAAACTGATCATAGAATTTTTAGAAAAAACAGAGAAGACTTTGTCTAGTATGACATTTGATATCTCAAATATAGTTAAAATTATAACAATTGAGACAACATGATTCAGTTTGACTACGATGCAAGTGCTAGGAGAGGGGTAATTACTGGTGATGAAGATGTAATTTCTGAAGTTACTGAACACTTCTCTTATGAAAATCCTGGTGCTAAATTTGCTCGTAGAATCGGACGATATATACCTGAGAGAAGTTATCTTATCACTCCTACCCGTAGGTACGATGAAGGATTAACCAATACAATTAAAACATATATTGAAAATAACTTTCCAGGTACTGAAATCAATATATCCGATCAATTAAAGAAAGTATTAAATCCTAAATTTGAGAGTACTGTTTCTGCTAATTTAACGTTTGAATTACGTGATTATCAGAAAGATATAGTAGATCTTTGTATTGAAAAAGGTAGGGGTGTGGTTTTATTGGCTACTGCTGGTGGTAAGACACTTACATTTGCAAATTTACTTCAAAGTATATATAATAGTACTTCTAATAAAGATACCTGGAAAGTATTGATTATCGTACCTGATTTAGGTCTAGTAAATCAAACATGTAGTGATTTTCAAAAATATGGTGTAACTTTTACCTATTCTAAATGGACTGGTAATAATGAACTATATTTAGGTTCTAATGTAATAATAGCTAATTTAGGTATTTTACAAAGTAAGAATACTGATACTGAATGGATAAAATTTATAGATTTACTTATTATTGATGAAGTACATAAACTTCGTAAAGATAATAAGATTAATAAGATAGTTAAATCTATAAAGACCAGTAGAAAATTTGGATTTACCGGAACATTACCTGAAGAAACTCAAGATCAGTGGAATATTATCGGTAAAATAGGTGATGTATTGTTTGAAAAACGTAGTTTTGAATTACGTGAAGAGAGTTATGTAGCTAATGCAGAAGCCAGTATTTTTAATATCACATACAATAAGAAACTTGTGTATGATATTAAGAATTTAACAGATCCTGGTGCTTGGTATAGAATGGAACAAGAGTTTATCCAAGAAAATAAATTCAGAAATGATTTTATCGGTAAAATCTGTAAAGGTTTAAACAATAACGTTCTAGTTCTCATTGATTTAATTGCACATGGTGAGAACCTTTATTCTACTATAACCAGTATTTGTCCTAATAAGCAAGTATTCTTTATTCGTGGTGATGTAGAGGTGGAAGACAGAGATAAAGTAAAACAAATAATGGAAAAGGATAATAATGTTATTTGTATTGCTATAAGTAAGATATTTTCAACCGGTATAAGCATAAATAATATTCACTATATCGTGTTTGCGGGGGGTGGTAAAGCAAAGGTTAAGATACTTCAGAGTATAGGTAGAGGTCTACGTTTACATGCTAACAAAGAAAAACTTGTTTTAATTGATATTGCCGATCAATTGAAATATGCTGGTGAGCATTCAGATCGTAGACTTGAACTATACAAAAATGAACGTATAATAACTAAGAGCTATACCTTTAAAGAAACGGTATAGACCTATTATGCTTAGTAAAAAACTTAAAAACGGTAAAAAGATTAAACCAAAAGATCGTCCTCACTATGTAAATAGTAAGGAGTTCGAAGAGGAAATTCGCAGATATTACGATACCAATGAGTATACTGAAAAATTGTGTGAATCTCTCACTAAGATAGCACAAGGTTTAAGTTACGCACCTAACTTCATTAATTATTCCTATAAAGAGGAAATGATTGGTGATGCAATGGTTAAAATGTTCCAAGCACTCAAGAATAAGAAATTCGGATTAGAAGCTAAAGACAGTGAGGGTAATGCTTATAATCCGTTTTCCTATTTTACGACAATTGCTTTCCATGCTTTTATTAACCGTATTAAGAAGGAAAAGAAGCATCAAGAAATCGTTACCGAATATAAACAAAAAGTATATGAAGATATCATGGGTGATACCGATATCACTAATGGCTATGTTTATGTAGGTACTGCAGAAGAAGAGCAAGATAACTATAACGCACAAGTTTAGTTATTTTTAGATAAAATCTTATCCGTTTCATGTGGTTACTAAATAATTACATGAAACGGTTTTTTATTTTATTAGTATCATTAATTTTAGTTGGTTGCGGATTAACAGTTAGAAGACAAGTAGATACCGCACAAAATATTTTAAACAGACAAGAAAAGAAAATAGATTTAACTGTTTCTGATATAGAAAAGGTAGATGCTGCTAAAAAACAACAAACAGCCACTCTTACAGCTGGTATTCAACACTCTTTATTACAAATTACTAACCCACCCATACAGGTTGATACAGCTAAGGCATTGAATGAGCGCGTTGTATCCATTATTGGTTCACCTCATTTAGACGAAATTAAAAGAATAAAAGCAACCGTTGATCTATTAAATTCTCATGTAGCTGAAGAACGTAAACGTGGTGAGGAATTATTATCTCAAAGAGATAAAATTATCAGTGAATTACAAAAACAAAATGTAGATCTTAAACAAAAATATGATGATCAATTATGGCAATTAGCTGATAAAGCAAATAATATAGCTAAAGAATCAGATGCCAAACAAGCTACAATTAATGAAATGGGTGGTATGTTTGGTTTAAATGCTGTAATGTGGGGATTAAAGAGATTCTTTTTTAGTTGTTTAACAGGTATTCTTATCTTTGCAGTTATATTCATCGTATTAAGAGTGTTATCAATGACAAATCCTATAGCTGCATCGGTGTTTTCTATCTTTAATATGATAGGTTCTACTATTATTAGTACTGTAAAAGCATTAACACCTAATGCATTTACTATGAGTAAATTAGTAGATGAACATGAATATAATAGATATAAAGAAACTCTTGATATGATAGTTGATACAATTCAAGAGTTTAGAGTTAAAGAAAAAGAATTACCAGATAAACAATATAAATTATCTGAAGTTTTAAGTGCACTTAACGGAATTATGGATCAAAAGCATAAAGATGTTATTGATGAGTTGTTGATAAATCAGAAGTGGATACGTTAGAAATATCTATCCACACATTATAAAAGCTCTTTTCGAATTTACCTTCTGTTGTACACGGGTTAGGTGGTGTAATTGATATATTGTGATTCCAATCACTGAAATAAATCATATAAGGTTCAAAAATACAGTAATATAATGATAAAATAGGTTCTTCAGTAAATAAACTTCTATGATCGTGATTAAAAATATATGTCAAGTAGTTATTATAAAATTCATATAAGTGATTGAATTTTTCTCTACTTACACCAATTACACCACCAACTATCTGATTACCAAAAATATTAATTGGTGATCCGTGAGTATTTACATCTTCATTAGATCCATTATGTACTACATACTTAGCTCTTGGTACATTTTCATAGGTTACTCTTAATACCCTATTAAAACTATTCTTTACCCAATCTGCATGTGGATCGATTAATTGTTTGTATTCAGGATTATCATAAACATAATCAGCATTCATACGCTGAAAATCTTGTGAATACCAGTTATTGTGATGACCGATGAAAAACATTTTATGTTTTTCTAACAATGCATTGAACCCTTCACCAATTTTTGGAGTGAAGATATTGTTATTATTATACGGATAAAAATCAGTATAGGTATGTTGTGAACCATTAATCTCCATACCACCATAACAACGTGGATTCAATCCCCAGTGGGTAATACCTGCATCAACCCACACTACATTATCAATATGAGTGTATAATTCCAATACCTGTTTGAGGAATGTTAATTTTGTATGGCAAATTACTTCATTTCTAGCCCAGTTAAAACCGTGGGGGAAATTTACTTTGTCATTATTTAACTCATCTAGAATAGTTTTACGGTTATTGATTATTTTATCGTATTTTGGATGGGTTTTTAAATCATGAGGTAAAAGATGAATATCTAATTCTTTATTGATATTATCTTTATAATCGTTAATGATATTTGTTAGTTTATTAAATGACTCAGATTCACCATCATAAAACAAAGTTATTGGTAATCCAAAATTGAAAATATTGAAAAGTGTCCATTTATAATACTCTATCGGCCAACTACGACCACCCATTTCGCTGTCGCGGTGAGAATAATAAACGCAAGTGACGATTCTTGTGTTTGATTTATACATGAAAGTATTTAAAATAAGGTATCAGATTTACAACATGATTTTTAAAAATAGACGAATTGCTGTTATCGCTGATTTACACTTAGGTGTTCATCAGAACAATACCATGTGGCACGATATTGCAATTAACTATGCTAAATGGTTAAAAGCAGTTCTCGAAAATAATGATATTGAAGATATCATGTTTTGCGGAGATTGGTTTCATCATCGAGATGAAATTAATGTTGCAACTATCAACGTTGCATCTAAAATTTTAGATATTCTATCATGCTTCAATATTGTCATGATACCTGGTAATCATGATTGTTATCTTAAAAATGAAGCATCTATTAATTCTCTATCCATTATTAAAGGTAGAAATAATGTAACAGTTTTCGATAAACTCGAAACTCACGATGTTTTTACTAAATCAGTTACATTTGTTCCATGGGGTATACCAGTAAAGGATGTACCGCGTAGTGATGTGGTATTTGGTCATTTTGAATTGGCTAATTTCCAGATTAATAACTTTAAAATTTGCGATCATGGTGAAGATTATAAAGATCTTTTATCTTCATCTACTATGACTTTCACCGGACACTTTCATTTGAATCAAGAAAGAGTGTTTGATAATGGTAAGATTATCTACGTTGGTAACACTTTTCAAATGGATTTTGGTGATGCAGAGAGACCTAAGTATGTATATCTTTATGATTTTATTGATAATTCCTATCAAAGAATTGAGAATGATGTATCACCTAAGCACTTTGTAGTCAAATTGAGTGAATTGGATAAGTTTGATACAAAGACAAAAGATACCATTACAAATAATATTGTAAGATTGCATGTTGATAAGAAGATTTCTCATGAAGATGTAGATAAAGTATCAGCTAAAATCTCACAATTCAAACCTATTGGTTATAGTGTAGATTATAAGATTGATGTAGATAAGATTGAAATTAATGCTGATTTTGATACCAATTTAAAAGGTATTGATATTTCTACAATGATTGATGAGTTTATCGATCTTATGGAGATAGAAAATAAACCTGTTGTGCGTAAATATGTGAACGACCTTTATAAGGACTGCATAAAATGAATATTGGAATTATTATCTATCTTGAAAAACATGTCGACAATTGTCAAGCTTTAATCGACAAACTCAACAAATATAACATTATAGTTACTAATGACTGTAATGGTAAAACTTTTACATCTAATACCACCACCTATTACGATAAGAAGTTTTATGCTGCTTGTGTTAATGATGGTTTAAGATACCTCACACAACATGGTTGTGATCATATTTTCATAATTAGAGATAATACCATCATTGAAGATACCTCTATAATTGAACGATATATTCACACTTTTGAGAAAACGGGTGTGCACATGTTGTTTAACGGTGGTAATAGTTTTGCAACATATGACTATAATGGAGTGTGGATTAATTTAGCTGATAGATTCTTTAAGAATTTTATCTATCTGAATAAAAACTGTATTAAACAAATTGGTTATTTGGATGAAAAATATAAAGATTCATTTGAAATTTTTGATTATTACTATAGACTCTTTAACAAAGGGTTAGTTGGACCGGTGGGTTATTTTACATCTCCAAATACATCTACTTTGCAAGAAATAGATAATGAAATAAAGTTAGATGAAGATATGATGCTTAGAGGATTAAAATTATTCCGAACAAAGTACAATTATCTTCCTAATATGTTACCTATTTTAAGTAAAGATGAAGCAGCTATTTCTTTTAACAAAATATATAATAGATTCGTACAAAATAAATGAAATACATTAATTTTAACAGTGTTTCGATTCAAAACTTTTTATCAGTTGGTAATACTCCTGTTGTTGTTAGCTTTAGCAAAGGGTTGCATATTATTACTGGTGTTAATAAAGATAAAGAGGATAGACGTAATGCTGTAGGTAAGACTACAATCTTGGATGCAATTAATTTTGCTATCTATGGTAACACTGTTAGAGATCTTAAAAAGGACTTAATTGTTAATAACATCACCAATGGCATCTGTGAAGTTAAACTCGACTTCACTATTGTTAATAATGGTGTTGGTAAAAATTATGTAATCATTAGAAAGATTAATCCTTCTGAGTTAGCTTTGTATTGTGATGATGAAAACGTTACAATGCATACAATGGCTGGTACAAATACAATGATTGCAGATCTTATTTCTTGCAATCAAGAAGTATTCCAGAATTGTATTATCATGAGTGCCAATGCTTCTACACCATTCATGGCTAAGAAGATGGTAGAAAAGAGAAAATTCATTGAAGGTATTTTCAATCTTGAAGTTTTTAGTGATATGTTGTCTAAAGTTAGGACTTCATATAACGAAAATAAGAAGATTTGTGATATTGACTCTGCTAAACATGAAACTGTTGTAACTGCATTAAACAATTACAAGCACCAGCGTCAAGGCGTCCTCAATCAACGTAAATCATCTAAGATTGATAAAGAGAGACAACTCAATGAGAACATTGAAAAGATCGAAAAGCTTAAAAATGCTGATAAATCTGATGGTGGTGATGTAGATATTGAAGGTAGACAGAAGAAAATTGAGGATTTTAACTCAAATATCGATAAACTTGATAAAGAGTTACATAATTTAACTGTATCTACCACTACAATTCAGACTGAAATAGGTACTCTCACTACTAAACTCTCAAAAATTGGTACAAAAAACGATCTTTGTGAAGTTTGCTTGAAGCCTGTTGATGTAAATGATAGAGCACACATCAATAGTGCTAAAGAAACCATTAAGAACGATATTACAGCACTGAATGATAAGTTAAATGAGCAAAAGAAACTCATTACTACCTATAAAGGTGCAAAAGATAAGATAAAAGAAAAGATAACAGCTCTTAATAATGAAATCTCACAGATTTCTAAGAAGATGGAATCTAAGAAATCACTTTCTTCTGCTATTAAGAGTCTTGAAGATTGGAATCTCACCATCAATAAAGAGCTTACAACACTTAATAGTGAAACAACCGACTTCGATGAATTAATTAACACTACAACTGATAAGGTTGCTCAATCAGAAGTTAAACTTGCTGAATTGAAGAGCACTTTGAACATGTTGGATGCAGTTAAGTACATTGTTTCTGAAGAAGGTGTTAAAGCTTTCATCATTAAACGTATACTTGAATTGTTTAATAACCGTATTGCTTATTATTTGAAGAAGATGGATAGTAACTGTACCTGTATTTTTGATGAATTCTTTGATGAAAAGTTCACCAATGAGAAGGGTAAAGCGTGTTCATACTTTAATTTTTCTGGTGCTGAAAGAAAAGCAATTGATTTAGCATGTTTGTTTACCTTTATGGATGTTAGAAGATTGCAAGGTGGTGTTGCAATTAACATAAGCATCTATGATGAATTGTTAGATAGCAGTGTAGATGAACATGGTATTGAACTTGTGCTCAATATTCTTAAAGAAAGAGTAGATGAACACAATGAATGTGTTATGGTAATTTCACATAGAAAAGAAAGTGGTAAGTTTGCAACTGGTGAAGTTATTTGTTTAGAGAAGAAAAATGGTATTACTACACGGGTTGAATATACTGAATAAAGTGCATAAAATATGGTATGTTAAATACCATGGCAAATTCACCATTTGCTGCACCTTTTAGACCCGTTTTTGCCCCGCAACCACCACCTCAAGTTCAGAGTCCTAAGTCCAATATTAATAATACACCAAAAGTGTATAATTTTTTAGCTGATCATGGTGGTTGCGGGTGTTGGAGATTAATTTGGCCTGAGATGATAATGAATCTCAGAGGTGATTTACTTTCTTTTAGCAGTATTTTAATGGCTAAGGATGAATCATTATATAGTTTAATGAAAACTATACGCATCCAGCGTCAAGCTTCCCCTCATCAATTAGAGTTTATTAAGTTTCTCAAAGCTATTCAGCCTAGAGCTAATTTTAAAATTGTATATGAGATTGATGATGTAGTGTTTAGAGAAGACATCCCCGATTATAACAAATTTAAATCAGCATTTACCAGTGATGATATACGTAATTCAGCACAAGAAATAATGGAAATGTGTGATGAAATTACAGTTACGTGTGATTACATGAGAGATTATTATAGATCTAAACTCATTAATCAAAATATAACTGTATTACCTAATTATGTTCCTCGTTTCTGGATGGGTAATTTTTATGATAAAGATCAACTTGTTCAAAATTTAAACGATCATAAGAGACGTCCTCGTATACTTTATAATGGTTCTGCTGCACATTTTGATGTAGATAATAGAATTAAACAACGTGATGACTTCTTCCACGTCAATGATGCTATTATTAAAACAATTAAGAAATATAGGTGGGTGTTTATGGGTGCTTTACCTCACACTCTTGTACCTTATGTAAAATCTGGTGATATTGAGTTTGTACCTTGGTCTAAAATTATGGATTATCCATATACAATAGACAATTTAAATGTACAAATGATGATTGCTCCATTAGCTGATAACACTTTTAATAAATGTAAGAGTGATTTGAAATATTTGGAAGGTTCTTGTTACGGTATTCCAGTTGTTTGTCAAGATATTGAAACATATAAAAATGCACCAATTAGGTTTAAGACTGGTGATGAAATGATTGATCAAATTGATAATACTCTTAAGGAAGGTGTTTATAAGAGAGCTGCAACAGCTGCAAGATCATTTGCTGAATCTAGATTCTTAGAGAATCCTGATAACATTGGTAAATATGTAGAGATGTATTTGCATTCTTATAGATCCCCAGAGAGGAAACTTCTTAATAAAATCAATCCTTGACGTTCACAGTTAAAAATTATACACTATAAGTGTATTATGAGTTACAGAAACGTTACCTATCACCCTAGGGAGCAACTTATGCGGTTGTATACCTGGGATGAAAATGGTAAGAGAATTACCGTTGATCATACGTATCAACCTTATTTGTATACTGAAGTACAAAGCAGTGCACAGGGTACTGCTACTTCCTTATTTAAGACACCGTTGAAGAAGCTTACTTTTCCTACACAATACGATAGAAGTAAGTTCATTAAAGAGAATAACATTACAAGGGTATTTGAAAACTTACCTCAAATACAACAATTCTTAATCAATAGATTCTGGCAAGATAACGAATCACCAGACTTTTCAAAGTTTCCTATCAAGATGTTACTGCTTGATATTGAGACTTATTCACCTGATGGCTTTCCTGATATTGCAACTGCAAATCATACCATAAACGTTATTACTGTTTATGATTCTCTTTCTAAAGAATACCACACATGGGGTTTAAAACCTTATACTTCTAAGAATCCTGATCATGTTTATTACTATTGCAAGACTGAACGTGATCTACTTTTAGGTTTCATTGGTTATCTTGAAAAAGATTACCCTGATATTCTTAGTGGTTGGAATTCAGAATTCTTCGACTTACCTTACATTATTAATAGATGTACTCGTATACTTGGTGAAGACGAGACTAAACGTCTTTCACCGGTATATAACATTTATTCAAGAACCTTTAGAGGTGAGTTTGGTAGGGAACAAACACGCTGGCATATCGATGGGGTATCTCTTCTTGATTATCTTGATATTTACAAACGGTTTGCACCTTTGCGTGAGTCATATAAACTTGACTATATTGCTGAATTAGAAGTAGGTGATAAGAAGGTTAAGTTTGAAAATCAAGATTTGTTTAGTCTGGCTGATAATAACTGGGAGACATTCATTGATTACAACCTTCAAGACGTACGTCTTCTGACTAAACTTGAAGAGAAATTACAATACTTGAGTTTGGTGAGAATGCTTGCTTACGTTGGTTTGACAACGTTTGAAAGTGCAATGGGTAGCTTGTCTATTATTAATGGTGCTATTGCTATTAGAGGTAGGTATAGAAATCAGATTGTACCTACTTTTATTCGTAATGACCCAGATAGTATTAACCCTGGTGCATATGTAGCAGATCCTAAGAAAGGTTTTCAAAAGTATGTATTCTCTTTTGATGCTACAAGTCTATACCCCACGGTAATGATTAGTCTCAATTTATCACCAGAGACTAAAATTGGTAAAATTACAAGTTTTGATAATGGTGAGTATGCAATATTACTTACTAATGGTAAACAAAAGACGGTTTCACAACCTAAATTTGATAAGTTTGTTAAAGATCATGAGATAACAGTTACTAAAGCTAACTGCTTATTTACTCAAAAAGAAAAAGGTATTATACCTGAAGTTGTTGACTATTATTTCGGTAAACGTAATGAACTTAAAAAGAAATACGTTGAACTTAAAAAGAAGTTAACAAAGGTAGATAAGAATGATCCTAAGTATTATGACTTAGAGGCTGAAGTACAACGATTTGGTACACGTCAGTTGACTGTTAAGATTCTTATTAATTCTATATACGGTTACTTCGGTAATAAGCAAGCACCTATTGGTGATGATGATATTGCTGCATCTATTACCCTTACTGGTCAAGCAGTAATCAAACAAAGTAATGAAATTATTAAGAAGTTTATCTGTGATAAGACGGGTATGACTTCTGAGCAAATCGAACAAGATACACCTATTGTGTATAATGATACCGATAGCTCATATGTTTCAATTAGACATTTGATTGAAAAGCTTAATATACCTTTTACCGATGAAAAGGGTAATGTATCACAAGAGGTGTATAAACTTGAGAGTGAGATTGTTAATACACTAAATACATCTATTAAAGAATGGGGTATAAAAGAACTTAATAGTAAAGACTGTAGGTTTAGTTTTAAACGTGAGTGTATTGGTGATGTAGGTGTATTCTTACAAAAGAAGCGTTATATTTTGCATGTACTCGATGAAGAGGGTGTGCAAATGAATAAAACTAAGTACACCGGTGTAGAGGTAGTAAGAACATCTACACCTAATTCACTTAAACCATTACTAAAAGAGATTATTGAGGTAATGTTAAGTACTCAAAATTACAGTAAAACTAATGATGCACTTAAGAAGGTGTATGATGAGTTTATGAAATTACCTGTTGAGAGTATTTCAAAGGTGATGGGTATTAAGAACTATGAAGAGTATGCTTCAAAATGTAAAGACTTTACACCTGCTAAGGGTATGCCTATACATTGTAAAGCTGCTTATTTCTATAACAAGATTATTGAGAAAGATAAGCTAGATAAGTATTACGAACATATTGGGTCAGGTGATAAGATGAGATTTGTTTATGTGCAGAAGCCTAATACGTTTAATGTAGATGCTATTGGGTTTAAGTATGCATGGCCTAAAGAGTTTAGTAAATATTTCAAACCTGATTATGAAAAATCGTTTGAAAAGATGGTATTTTCACCTATTGAAAATATTTACGAGGCTGTAAAATGGAATGCACATATACCTAGTCGTGCAGTGCAAATAGATCTATTCGATTTATTAAGTTGATATTTTTGGTTTATAACATATAATAATATTATGGAAGAACAAATTAGCCTATTCGTTGATAATGCAGGTCGTTATATTCTTGGTGTAATTGAGTGTTACACCCCCGATAATAAGTTTATGATGGTAAAGAACCCTGCTATTATTGTTGTTAATCAAGCACAAAATGGTCAAGTTCAAATTCAGACCATTCCATACTTTTTTAAGGAATTACTTGCACCTGGAGTCGAAAAGACCACGTGGAAGTTTCCAGTAAGATCTACCACTGTCTGTATTGATGGTGGTGTAAATCTTAGCGATGCTCTTAAAGCTCAATACCAAAAGGCTGTAAGTCCTGTTGTACCTCAACAGCAAGTCCAGCAGCCCAAGGTTGTTAAGCTTTTTGATGAATAATATGAGTAAAAATGACCTAAATGACGTCTTTGAACGTCTTGATAAATTAAATCCTGAGGCTACTTTCTTGAGTGAGAGTGCCTTGTCTAATGTTGATACCTGGTATGACACTGGGTGCTATGCGCTAAATGCTATCATTAGCGGTAGAATTAAGGGTGGTGGTGTACCGAAAGGCCGTATTGTAGGCTTTTCTGGTGAATCTGGTGTTGGTAAGACATTTATTATCAACAAGATTCTCGGTATTGCACAACGTGAACTCGGATTGATGCCTGTGATCTTTGATACTGAGTTTGCTGTTGATAAAGAGAGTGCTATTAATGTCGGTCTGGATCCAGAACGTACTAAATATGTACCTGTTTATACTGTTGAGCAATGCCGTAATCAATTATCCACCTTTTTGGATAGCATTGTTGAGAAGGGTTTGCAAGGTAAGTTTATCGTTAGCGTAGACTCACTTGGTAACCTTGCTTCTCAGAAAGAAATTGATGACGTTGAAAAGGATAAGTCTGCATCAGATATGGGTCTTCGAGCTAAGACTTTGAAGGCGATGATGCGACTTATTACTTACAAGGCTGCTGCAGCTGGTACTACTGTATTGTTTAGTAATCACGTTTATGGTGATCCTACTGCAATGTACCCTTCATTGGTAAAGAACCAGGCTGGTGGTAGTGGACCTACCTATCTTGCTAGTGTTCTCTGTCAAATTGCTGCATCTAACGAAAAGCAAGATGAAAGTAATGAGAAGGATGAAATGCTTGCTGAAGCACGTAATTATTCTGGTAAAACGCTTCGATTCTTGACTGTTAAGAATCGTTTTATTCCTCAGTACTTGCAAGCTGAACTATATCTTAACTTCAAGACAGGTTTGGATAAGTATAGTGGTTTGCGAGATATGGCAGTTAATCATGGTGTTCTTATCTCTAATGGACCTACTTTCCAGATTGGTATTACTTCTGAAGATGGAAAGTATAAGCAAGGAGATAAGATTGGTTACTATAAGAACTGGTCTAAGGATATTGACTTCTGGGAGAACTTTATTATTCCAGAGTTGGATAAGAAATTAGCAGTGGCTTATAAGTATGGTGTGAGTAAATAACTACATGGTTAATATCGGTTTTTACGGTTCTCATAACGGTGGAATAGCAATTGAACAAGATGGTAAGTACACCGTTTTAGAATTTGAAAGATTTTTTAATAGTAAGAATTTAGGACTCGCTCAATATAAGGCCGCTAAAAATAGAGAATTTGGGCTTAAAGCAGCTCTTTTGTATCTACAAAACGAACTTAAGGTTGAGTTTCCAGTTGACACATTGGTACATAATAATACCGATGTTACACATAATAATGTAACAACTGCATTTAAGGACTTTATTCCTGCTAAGAAAATTGTAAAAACTACACACCATAGAGCACATGCAGCGTCGTCGTATTATCAAACAGATTACGACGACGCTCTTATTTTCTCTTTCGATGGTGGTGGTGATGATGGTTTCTTTAATGTGTATACTGCAAATAGAAAAGAAGGTATTACACAAGTTGGTAATCATTTGTTGGATGCTGGGTTTGCTTACATGATTTTTGCACACTACATTGAACCAATTAAGCAAGAATGGATTGGTGATGGTAATTTAGTTTATAGTGGTAAAATTATGGGTCTCTGTAATTTTGGTAAATCAGTACCAGAATGGGAACCAGCAATGATTGAGTTCTATTTATCTAAACCATGTGGTGAAACTTACCACACTAAAATTAAAAAGCTGTGTGAACGTATTGGTTTAAGTTTTAGTGAAAATAATAGACTCACCGGTGAAGTAGGCTACAATCTAGCTGCTACATCACAAAAGGTTTTTGAATACATTTTCTTAAAAATTGCTACACCATACTTTGAAAAGTATAATTATCCAATTATCTTAACAGGTGGATGTGGTTTGAATATTCTTCTTAATCAAAAGTTAAAGGAAATGTTTCCTAACCGTAAGCTCTTTGTTGCACCTAATAGTAGTGATTGTGGTATTGCTTTAGGTCAGTTGTTAGACTTTACTAAACCATCTACACCAGTAGATATTACCTATGGTGGTGTGGAAGTATTCGATAAATATACATTACCTGAAATTGTTGAAACTAGAATTACACAAGTAGCTACACCTAAAATGGTTGCTAATTTATTTAAAGAAGGTATGATTGTTGGTGTGGTACAGGGTAGATGTGAACATGGTCCAAGAGCATTGGGTCATAGAAGTATAATGTGTAATCCAGCATTTCCGGAAATGAAAGATATTCTTAATAAGAAAGTTAAGAATAGAGAATGGTATAGACCATTTGCACCTGTTGTAAGATTAGAAGATGTTTCAACTTATTTTGAATGGGAAGGTGAATGTAAACACATGCTTTTCTGTCCTAAAGTTAAACAAGAATGGAGAGAAAAGCTATCATCAATTACTCATATTGATGGAACTGCTAGAGTGCAAACAGTTACAAGAGAACAAAATCCTTGGTTATATGATGTATTAACTGAAGTAAGTAAAATATGCGGTCATGGGGTATTATTGAATACATCGTTTAATTTAGCTGGTAAACCTATTTTGAATACTTATAGAGATGCTTTATCTGTTTTAGATAAAACACAAATGGATTATGTGGTGTTAGAAAATATTCTTGTTAAAAAATCTTGAACAATCTATATAAATTTATATCATAATTATATGAATGATGGTGTTGTATTAGGTGTAAGTGGTGGTATGGACTCTACTGTGTTGCTTCATATGGCAGCACAACAATATAACCGTGTATTTGGTGTATTTTTTAATTACGAACAAAGACATTTATGGAGAGAATACGATTGTGCTATTAGACAAAAAGAGGAAGTAAGAGCTAAATATCCTAATAAATCTTTCACTTTTAAAACTATTGATGTTAGTTTTATTAAAAAGATTGCACCAACTAGTTCATTAACTAATACATCTATTGATACACCTAAAGTCAAAGATGTAATGGGTGAAGCACAACCTGCTAGTTATGTACCTAATCGTAATTTAATGTTTTTGAGTATATTAGCTTCTTTAGCTGAAGCTCAAAATATTAATACTATTTGGCATGGTTCAGCTCAAGCAGATAGTTTAGCTGGTTATTGGGACTCTAGTAATGAATTTAGAGATTATTTGAATAAACTGTTATCTCTTAATAGATCTATTCAAATTAATGTGGAGACACCGTTAATTAATATGTCTAAAAAGAATATTATATTAAAGGGTATTGAATTGGGTGTTAATTTTGGTGATACTTATACTTGCTATAGTGGTGATACACTTGCTGATGCTGAAAGTGTTAGTAGCAGTTTACGTATTAAAGGGTTTATTGACGCAGGCTATATAGATCCTATCCAATATAGACAGGATCTTAACAAGGTTTGGGTTAAACACAACTGTAAAGAGATAGTTTACAGTTCATCAGCTGGTAAATCTTCTTCTGAGTAATCAGTTAAAGGTAAGTCTTCATCTTCTACTTCTGGTAAATCACCTAAAGCATCTTCGTAATCTTCAAGATCTTCACCATCACCACTATCTTCATCATCGATATCCGGTAAATCAATTATACTTGGTTTTACCGGTTTTTCTTCACCACTAAAGTAGAATTTTAAGATGTCAAGCATTGCTAAACTTGCAACTTTATTTTTTGCATCTGCTTCATTTACACCTTTACCAACAAGATAATCAACAATTTCTTGACCTGTAGCTGGTGTATCTTCAACATATCTAATAATATCTTGAGACATACCATCTGAAGGGGCTTTATCTGCTAAATCACCAGCTGTAAGTGTTGCATTAAAATTAAAACTACCTACATCTTCAATAGGACCTGCTGATACATCAATATCAACATCTTCATCTGGCTCAACACTTGGTTCTTCTGCTTTAACTTCTACTTCTTTTGGTGTTTCAACTTCAGATTCAACTTCTGCTTCAGTTTCAGGTGTGGCCTCACCTGCTTCAGCAGCTTTTTCTGCTTCATACTCTGCATCAGCTTGTTTCATTAACTGTTGGCGTCTAATTCTTTGCATCATTTCATAATATGACTCCAAACGTTTTTCACCAGTCTTAGGGTCTTCTATAATTTGTTTAACTCTCTCTGAAAATTGTTTTTTCCTACCTCTTGCTTCTTCCACTATATCAGTAATTGAGTGGAAATACTGTTCAAAAATGAGTTGACTGTCTGATTTGGCCATGAAAATATTTATTGTTTACTTGTAACTTTAAATATAAGTCTTTATCATAAAAGTATGTGCGCGATCTTTGGATCAAGTAATTTAGACAATTTTTATAAACTCTATGAGTTAAATAAACAACGAGGTAGTTTTTCAATAGGTTGTTTAGCTGCATATGGTTTACACCAAGATACTAGTGTATTTCATAATTATTCCATTATTAAAGATAATGATATACATAAAGGTTTAGAATCATTAAAGCAATTTAGTGATAAACAACCTACCTATTTTGTAGGTCATATACAAGCTCCAACTGGTGTAGATAGATTTACTGAAGCTTCAATTCATCCTTTTATACATAATAAATGGGTAGTAGCACATAATGGTGTATTAACTAATTTTGAAGATCTCAAACAAAAATATAATTTTACTGATCATTCTTCTAATGTTGATAGTTCTATTATACCAAGATTGTTAGATTATCATAGTAAACAGTCTGATATAGAAGCTATTAAACATACATTTAGTGAATTAGACGGTACATTTAGTACTTGGATCTATAATACATACACTTATACTTTCTTTCTATGCAGATTGAGTAGTACATTATTTTATAAAGATGATGAATTCTCATCTGTGCAAGTAGGTGATATGGTTGAAGTACCTGAAAAGAAGATTTTTATGTTGCTTCAAAGTACTAATAAAGCAATTAATAAGTTTATACCTATGTCAGGGTTTAATGCTAATTCGCACTTTTTTACTCTTGAATGAAAAATTTAACGTTAGATTTAGATAATTTTGAGACGATTATTTTCTATAAATCGATGACAGATCAAAAGTATCTGGCTTCGATTGTAGATTATATCAAACCACATTACTTTAAAGATAAAGATTATAAGAATATCTTTAATATTATCAGTGTATTTTTCAGTAAGCGTAATACAGTACCTAATAAGAATGAAATCTTAAGCTATTGTAATACTAATGAATATAAAGAGAGTTTTAAAAATGCTCTCAATAAAATACAGAAAGTAGATAGAAATTTTAATGATGATGAATTGTATACTAATACAGAGCAATTCTTAAAAGAGAAGTCTGTATTCTATACGATGACTGAAGTTGTTGATAAAATAACTTCAAACACAATTAATACTGCTGAGATTCTAGAAAAGTTTGAAAAGAGCTGTAGTATTAATCTCACACAGACTCTTGGTATTGATCTTCTACGTGATGTTGATTCATTAATACAAGATTTAGAAACAGTAAGACCGGTTATCCCTACTGGTTGGAAATGGTTAGATGAGAAACTAGATGGTGGTTGGTTAGCAAATGGTAGATCTCTTTATATATTTGCAGGTGAGACTAATATAGGTAAATCTATATTTCTGGGTAATGTAGCAACTAATATTGCTAAAGAAGGTAAAACTGTTATACTTATCACTCTTGAAATGAGTGAATTAATTTATGCTAGACGATTAACTTCTAGCATTACCAGTATACCAATGAATAGTCTCAAGCATGAGACTGGTAATATTAAAGGTGGTGTAGAGAAGTTCTTTAATAAGCATGAAGGTAGAGTTCTTATCAAAGAGTTTCCACCTAGCACATTAACGCCTATACAATTAGGTGCATTTTTAAAGAAGTTACAAACGCAAGGGGTAAAATTTGATGCTATTGTATTAGATTATATAAACCTCTTACATTCTCCTATTGGTAACAATAGTTATGAAAGAATTAAACATGTTACTGAACAAGTAAGAGCTCTTAGTTATATGTTTAACGTACCAGTTATATCAGCTACTCAGTTAAATAGAACTGGTTATAATGTATCTAATCCAGGTGTTGAAACAGTAGGTGAGAGTATTGGTATGGCTGCTACTGCAGATGCAATGATGAGCATCTGGCAGGAAGAAGAAGATAGAGAACTTAATATTATTAGAATGGGTATGATGAAAAATCGTTTTGGACCTAATACAGGGTTTACACAATTAATGATTAATTACCCCACCTTAACTATTACTGAAGAACCAGTAGAAACTATTGAATCAGTAGCAGCTAATGCAATTAGTGCATTAGATCTTTTGTCTGATAGTTGATAAAGGTTAATTTATATTTAAGTAACTACAATGGATAAGTACTTTGTATTTACCGATTTTGATTTAGATGGAGCTGGGAGCTATTTGTGTTTAAAATGGCTCTTAGGTGGTCCTGTACCATATAGAGGCTCTACAGTCAAAAACTTTGACACTGATTTCAATAATTGGTTGCTTACAAATAAAATTTCCGATTATAAGAAGATTTTTATTTTAGATATTGATGTATCTAAATTTAAAGATCTTATTGATCATGAAAATGTAAT